GATTGTAGCCCTTCAAACAGATCCAACCTTAGATAGGCCTGACAAGTGTAAGCCAGTACAGTCTTGGGATGAACGCAGAGACATTCTGATATCACTTCGACAGGTTGATGAGGTAATACCTTACTCTACAGAGGAGAGTCTCAGAAGACTTCTGGGTTCAACTGTCCATGACATCAGAATTCTAGGTTCTGACTATCTTGGAAAGAGATTCACAGGTGATGACCTCGAGAAACCTGTCTACTATTGCAATAGGGGTCATAGCTACAGTCTCACAGACCTCAAGCGCAGGATAGCAGAATCGATGAAAGGAAAGTGAAAATGATATGATTCCTTTGTATGATTGAACAGAGGGTATTATGTCAAACGAATTTCCTACCGGTAAGCCACACGTATCCTACTCCGAAGTCAGCACATGGCACACCTGTGGGTACAAGCACAAGCTCTCATACATTGACAAGGTTGTCATCGAACAGGACTGGATCCATGCAGACTTTGGAAAGCATGTCCACTCCGGAGTTGAGAACTACCTTAAGAACCGAGTCATGGACATTCCCGCTGTCGTCAAGCTCATTGAGGATGACTGGGCTGCAAAGAATCGTCCGGACGTGGAAAAGTGGTCCAAGTGGGCCGTCAATATCCTCACAGATTTCCCAGGCTGGCTGGACACGGAGCATCCCGGTTGGGAACTACTCGGTGCTGAGCTTCCCCTCTACGAGGACATTCCCGAAGAGGAGACCATCAAGTTCAAGGGATTCGTGGACTCCATTGTTCGTGTTCCTCTCAATGAGGAGAAGACAAAGTGGAAGGTCTGGATCCTCGACTGGAAAACAGGTCCTGCCGGCGGATGGCGTAGGGACAAGCTGGAGAATGAACTTGTCCTTGCACAGCTCTGGCTCTACAAGTCATACCTCCTACGAAAGCTTGAGCTCCAGAGTAGAGACGTCGGCTGTGCTTTCGTGGTCCTAAAGAAGGGTGCAAAACCAGGATCCACCATCGTTCGCTACGATATCTCAGTGGGACCAAAGCCCATGGAGAAGGGCGAGAAGTTGGTCAAGGACATGGTCAATGGAGTACGTCGCGGGAAGTTCATGAAGAACAAGTACAACTGTGAGTGGTGTGACTTCGCAAAAAGCGGTCACTGTACCCGATAGTTTTTACTAAAGTTTGCTTCGAGCGGAATATAACGCTGGGAGCAAAGAGTTGAAGAAGCACAAAGTATTAGTCCTGAGTGACCATGCGCTCTCAACAAGCGGTGTAGGAACGCAGACGCGTCATCTCATTAATGGACTACTAGAGAAGGGAACCTGGAGCTTTAGGCAGTTTGGAGCTGCCATGAAGCACGCCAGCTACGAGACAATCATGGTCAACCCAGATTTCATCATCAAGCCAATTGATGGCTTTGGTGACAGGAACCTGTTGAGAATGACCTTGGCCACAGAGAAGCCTGACCTCATCCTGATTTTCACGGATCCGAGGTTCTTCATTTGGCTTTTTGAGATGGAAGATGAGATCCATCAGGTGTGCCCGATTGTGTGGTGGCACGTCTGGGACAATCGTCCTGCACCCGTATTCAACGGACCAATGTATGAGGCCACTGATCTCATCAATTGTCACTCATACATGACGTATGAGATTGTGAAGGAGATGTTCCCTGAAAAGACCAACTTCATTCCTCACACCTTACCGCCCACAATCTTCTACCCACTCCCAGACCAGACCGTAAGAAATTACAAGTCGCAGTTGATCGGACATAATCGTCTCGATCACTTTGTAGGTTTCTGGGTCAATAGAAACGCTCGTCGAAAGAGGCCATCAGATGTGATCTGGGCTTGGAAGATATTCCTTGACAGATTGCAGGAGAATCACGGTCACAAGAAGGCCACTCTCCTGATGCACACTGATCCACATGACCAGGAAGGACCGAACCTTGTTGACGTCGTGAAGCTCTTCGGTGTCGAAGATAACGTGATCTTCTCAAGTGATCGCGTCGACTTCGACAAAATGAACATACTTCATAACATCTCGGACTTCTGCATCAACATCTCACATGCAGAAGGATTCGGTCTCTCCACACTCGAAGCGATGCAGTGTGGAAAGCCTATCGTTGCTGTCAAGACAGGTGGACTAACAAGACAGGTTGTTGACCACAGGAATGGAAGTGAGAATGGAATTGCTCTTCCTGTAGAGTTCAAGTCCCTTGTTGGAAGCCAGATGGTCCCATACATCTTCGAAGACTATGTGAGTGCCGAGACCACTGGCAATGGAATCATGAAGCTCTATGAAATGGGACCTGAAGAAAGAAAGAAGGTCGGAATGCGAGCAAGGAGCTATGTGATGTCCGAATTCAATCATCAGAAGATGATAGACGAATGGGACAGAACTCTCAATGATGTCATTCGAAACTGGAAGAACAAGAAGCGCTGGAGTGTCACAACACTATGAAGAAGGTCATTGTTAGAGGCCCGCTCCTCTCGATATCAGGATATGGTGAGCATGCTCGGCAGGTATTCAGGTGGGCAATCTCGAGGCCTGACTTTGATGTCAGGGTAGACATTACTCCTTGGGGAATGACAAGCTGGCACATCAATCCTGAGAGCGAGGGAGGCCTGATCGAAAAGATCATGCAGAGGTCAAACACGCAGGGATTTGAAGCTGACATCACTATGCAGATACAGCTTCCAAATGAATGGAACCCAACTCTCGGAAAGGTCAACATAGGTGTCACAGCCGCAGTTGAGGCTGACAAGTGCAATCCTGAATGGGTTGCCTGCTGTAATCGAATGAGTGCCGTGATAGTCCCCTCAGAATTTGTGAAGGGAGTTCTCACAAGGACTGGACAGGTCAATGTTCCATGCCTCGTTGTTCCTGAAGCTTACAATTCTGAGATGGTTAGCAATGAACCTGGACTGAAGCTTGAAGGCATAGAGACAAAGACGAATTTCTTGCTTGTAGGACAGATCACAGGTAACACACCGGAGACTGATAGAAAGAACATCTTCTTCACCGTGAAGTGGTTCTGTGAGACATTCAAGGATGATAGAAGCGTTGGACTGATAATCAAGACAAACCTTGGAACTCAATCCTGCTTTCTCAGGAACCAGACGATTGATGTGTTCAAGAAGCTGATCTCTGAGGTTCGTCAGGGAGAATTCCCAAGGGTTCACTTGATGACAGGAGAAATGACTCCTACAGAGATTGGACAGCTTTACAGGTCACCGAAGGTGGACGCCCTCATATCCCTCACAAAGGGTGAGGGTTTCGGCCTTCCAATCCTTGAGGCTGCGGCAAACGACCTGCCGGTCATAGCCACAGGATGGTCAGCTCACACCGAGTTCCTGTCAAAGGGCAAGTACGTCAAGATTGAGTACGACATAGCGCCGGTTCACCCATCCAAGGTCGACAACCAGATCTTCATGCCTGGTTCATCATGGGCTCATCCTCGTGAGGAAGACGCAAAGAAGAGGATGAAGAAACTGTCGACCAGCAAGGATGTTCCTCGTGAGTGGGCAAGAGACCTGGGTCGAAAGATCAGGGAAGAGTATTCGATAGAGAGTGTGATTGATAAGTACAATGTGGCATTGAAGGACATCGTATGAGTTTCCTGTATGCCGTGATTGCTGTTGAGACAGTCCTCCTGATTGTCACATCAGCTTTCGCCTTGCGATTTGGAATGAAGCTCTTACAGGTCGAAGACACTCTGGAGGAGTGCCTTGATGTGCTTGACAAGAGGTATTCTTCAATAAGCAAAGTCCTTGAGATTCCACTTTTCTATGACTCACCAGAAGTCAGGAAGGTTCATGAGGATATCAAGCTTGCTAGGGATTCAATCCTCCTGGTTGCAAACACGGTTGCCAAGATAGACGAGACACAGGAGGATCAAAATGAAAGGTAAGAAGAGAATCAGGAGGCCGACATCTCCTGATTCACCCACAAAAACGCTATACTTTGGTCCTGACGTTCAGGAATCAATCGTAAGCTTCAAGGCAGAAACTGATCTGAGCAGACGTGAGGCAACCTACATCAATGAGATCCTGCCCGCATTCAACAAGCTGGCAGAGAATCTCATCTACATCTATGGATTTGCAGGGCCAAACGAGTCTGTAAGTGATCTCAGGTCTGATTGTGTGTGTTTCCTCTATGAGAACTTGCACAAGTTTGATGAGAGCAGAGGTACGAAGGCATTTTCATACTTCAATGTCGTTGCAAGGAACTGGCTCATCATTCATGCTAAGAAGAGACAGAAAATGTCCTCAAAGTATGTGAGCATAGATGACATTGAGTCCCTTAGTGCCAAGGACAGGAAGGCAATTGCATATCACTCAATCATAGAGTCACCTGACGAGATCCTGTATTCTGCAGGTCAAAGACAGAGAATTCTGGATGCGATCGTTAGAATCAAGTCAATGTGCACCAACGAGCATGAATCAGCATGCGCTGATGCAATACACACAGTTTTCTCGAAGATAGATGACCTCGATCTCCTTAGTAAGAGGGCAATCTTTGTGTATGTGAGGGACATTAGCAATCTCAATGCAAAGCAACTAGCAGGTGCAATGTCGGCCATCCGCAGGTACTACAAGGAACTAATTAAGGACGGGGTCGACATACTATGAAAGCTGATGACATACTGAAGAAGTTTGAAGAGTCACAAAGAAAGATCAAGGACTTCGGTGACCTCCTTGACTCAATGGCGACCGTTGACGACAAGAGGAAGCTGCTCTGGAAGGACATCTATCAGAATGCTGTCACAGACAGAGAGAATGCACATGCCCTCTACATTAACCTGTACTCATGCATGCAAGGTGGTGCAAGCGAGCATGTCACGGTAGGCACTACACTTGTGAAGTACCTCGAGAGAATGAGCAAGGCGAACGATCAACTTCTAAAGCTTGCTGAGGTTATTAGAGACAGCAAGGAAAATGACGTTCAGATGTCAGAGGACGATATTTTCTCAAAGATTAACGGCGACTCGTAATGAATCTTTCGACTTCAGGCAGAAGCTCACAGGTATCTAAAGCTCCATCAGGAGTATTTGAAAAAGCAGTTGTGCTAGAAGTCGGCATTGCAAACGGGCAGATTTCTCCAGCCGCAGCATCTGTTCCTGTATCTGTCGATAGGATCCCAAGAAACACAATTCTGGTCAGGAGGGTAGGAGACGTAGCAGGAACACCAACCGCTGTGTGCTACCCTTTCTTTTCCTCACACATTCAGCTTCCTGTGAAACCTGGTGAGACTGTCTGGGTCTACTTTGACACACCAATCAAAAACTCAGGTTACTGGCTCAGTCGAGTTCACGGTGACGAGTATGCCGAGGATGTCAATTTTAGTCATTACGACAGGTCAATCATAAACGGTGCTGAAGAGTCACAGACCGTGAAGCTTGCAGAAAGAACCGGAAATGCTCCTATGCCGGAGTACGAGGACTTTCCGAACAACAGCATGATGCAATCCTCAGAGCCAAATGATGGAAATGGTTCAGAGGAGGATGTGCTACCAGTCGTAGATGAGTATGAGAACATAGTCAACGGTTCTGTGTCAATAAGAAACGCAAGACTTGAACCAATACCACGTCTTACGAAAAGAGTTGGTGACACTGTTCTGCAGGGAAGCAACAACACTGCGATTATACTTGGGACTTCTCGAGGATGGAAGAAGGAAGACGAAGACTTTAGTGAAACTAACGCCAAGATTTCTCCAATCTTTGAGTCCGGTGCAATAGACATTGTCACAGGTCGATCTCGATACATTGGGACCGGCGTGAAGCGCACTATTCCTGAAGTCTACATGAACTCGAGGCTTTTCTCTGAGTCTTTGAAAGATGGCAACAGGAGAGAAGTTTCACAAAATCCTGCCGAAGGAGATCCTGACTTCTATAATGACGCATCAAGGATCTACGTGTCAATGTCCTCAACCGCAGACATTGAATTTTCCCTTGAATCTTCATTGCCCACTTCCCTAACTCTAGCAGGCAAGGAGGTCTCAAGAAATGTGAGCCCTTCCATTGTCATGAAATCAGATGAACTAAGAATCGTTGCAAGGCAGAGCCTTGATAACAAGGTCAACGGATCGATAAAGATTGTGAAGGAAGGAGACTCATCTAACGATGCTGCTTCGATCATGCTTCTTCCTGATGGAACGATACAGATGTCAGCTCTTCGATTCATCATTGGCAGGGGTGAAGAGGACGGAGGAGCTGCTGATGGTCCGGAAGAGGATGACAATGTCGAGAAGTTTCAACCGTATGTCAAGTACAAACAGCTTGAGGACTTACTGAAGGCAATCATGGCAGACATCAAGTCATTCTGTGACACACTCAGCACTCACACAACTCCCGGTTATGGAGCTCCTTCTCCACAGATCAACCAGGCTGCCTCATCTCTGAAGAGTGCAATGGGAAGCAGGGAAGGTGAGATCGTGAACCTAAAGTCAACCAGAATTTTCGGAGAGTGAAATGCCAATAATTTCAACTACAAAGCCGGTGATGAAGTCGGCAATCGAAAGTGCATTCAGAAAGGCAAAAGACGCCGGGGCTGTAGATGGAGCTGATCCAGACAAGATCATATCAGACCTTGCTAACGATATTGCTGCGGCCGTAGATTCATATGTCACAAGCATCACAGTCATGATAAACCCTGGCATACCAGTTGCAACTGCCGGATCACCTGCTGCTCAAGTCGGTGCGACAACAGGTCCCGGGAGTTCTTAGCAGACTAATATGTAGTCAAGGAAGAAGATGGCTACAGTCTCAAAAAGTTACAGCTTCAAGTCAGTTGGAAACACACTCGACACGGTCGCGTCAAACCAGGCTGCCGTAGAAAGTCCTCCAATTGGAATTAAGACTCCCATGAATCTGGGTGAGGGGACAGACGGTCTCCTTGCAATGCATAGGAATCTTGATGAGAACATAGCAGACAACCTGAGGAATCTCATTCTTACAAACAAGGGTGAGAGGCTCATGGATTACAACTTTGGTGCAAACATCAAGGAGCTTGTGTTCGAACTTGGGACAGAGGAAGGAGACACTGAAGCAATAAGAAGAATTGCATCAGCTGTGTCTGTCTACCTTCCTTTCGTGAGCCCAGACACATTTGAAACTTTCATCGAGCAGCAAACCGAGACTAATCCTCCGAGGGTCGGAATAAGAATGACATACACGGTGTCAGGAGTTTCGAACAAACCAAGGTCCATTGAGATCTTACTAACAACGGTGTCATGATGGCAGGGCAACAAAGGAACGGAGTCACAAGATCCTACCTCGCAAAGGATTACGGGTCAATCAGGTCTGACCTCCTACAGTACGCAAGGACATTCTACAGCGATAGGATTCAGGACTTCTCAGAAGCCTCTGTCGGAGGACTTTTCCTTGACATGGCAGCGTCGGTAGGAGACACTCTTTCTTACTACCTCGACCACCAGTTCAGGGAGTTGTCATGGGCAGACGCCGTAGAGACTCAGAACATCGAGAGGCACATAAGGAACGCAGGCTCAAAGATCGGTGTTGCTTCACCTGCGAATGTCAACCTCACTTTTTTCGTAGAGGTTGCAGCAACCCTCGACAATGGAGCTTACGTTCCTGACTGGAATTCAGCTCCAAAGATTCTAGAGTCCACTGAAGTTCAGTCAAAGTCAGGAGTCACGTTCATCACAACCGAAGACCTTGACATGGGAGAATCTGACAGTTACGGTAACAGGAAGGCCACTGTCAATGCAGGAAATGTTTCCAATGGAGTTCCGACAAGTTTTATCCTGAGCAGGGACGTCGTAGCAACAAGTGGTCTCATTGCAACAGAGACTTTCACAATTCCTGATGAATACGTCCCATACAGGACGATCACCCTTTCTAACGCAAACGTCTCTGAGATATTGTCGGTTGTCGACAGCGATGGCAACGATTACTATGAGGTCGACAGCCTAACACAGGACACCGCCTACAGGCCTATCAAAAACTTTGGAAGTGATTCCGATGCTGTTCCGAGAATCTTTACTCCAATAGCTGCCCCAAGAAGGTACATGACTTCTACGGCAATCACAGGAAGGAAAACGACGCTGATGTTTGGCGGAGGAGACGAGACTGTTTCTTCAGAGGATGCCCTGCCTGATCCGACAAAGTTTGCGATTCCAATGTACGGTTCAACGACCGTCACAAGGTTTAGCATTGATCCGAGGTCCCTTCTAAAGAGCAAGACCACAGGAGTTGCGCCCAGAAACACGACAATAACTGTTCGATACAGGAATGGAGGAGGATCTGAACACAATGTTGCTGCGAACGACATTAGAAAGATAAAGACCCTTCGAACAACTTTTCCAAGCGCTGCTACGCCGGGAGCTGCTACTTCCGTAAGGGCATCGACTGATGTGATAAACACACTTTCCGCAACTGGCGGCGCTGCAGCTCCCTCGGTTGATGAAATGAGGTCGATGATACCTGCTGCAAGAAACTCACAGCAGAGGGTTGTAAGCAAGGACGACCTTCTCGCAAGAGTCTTCAGTCTACCAACAATGTTTGGAAAGGTCGAAAAGGCAGGAATCAGGCCCAACCCTGTGAATCCTCTTTCGACTGTCATTCACATCGCTTCACTGAATAATGCAGGAATTCTGGCACAGTCAGGTGACACTCTAAAGAGGAATCTAAGCAATTACCTCAACGAGTTCAGACTCATATCTGATGCAATTGACATCCTTGACGCATCGATCGTCAACTACACTGTTTCTGTCAAGATCGTTGTTGTTCCGAACTCAAATCCTCTGGACGTTGCGACCCTTGTGAGAAGCAACATTTCTTCGGTCCTAAACACAAAGAACTTCACGGTTGATCAACCGATTGTCCTGTCTGACCTGACGATTGCTGTAATCAACACTCCTGGCGTTCTATCCCTTGTTGACACAACATTCTCTTCAAAAAGGGTAAGCGAACTGTCAGTTGAGTTCGATTTTGTCCTCAACACATCTAGAGGGATAATAGTCCCTCCACCTGGCGGGGTCTTTGAGCTCGCGAATCCAAACACCGACATAATTGTAACGGTGATCTAATGATCAAAATTCTCACTTCATCCGGAGACACCTACGTCACCAACAAGATTGTTGACGGCTCCTTCTCAGTCAGCGGAAATGTAGGAAGGGCAGGAACACTTGACCTGTTCAAGCTATACGATGAGTCTGTCCCGACCGGATCGAATGAGATCAGCAGGATACTTGTCAACTTTGATGTGTCACAGCTCAGGAACATGAGCTCATCGATTGACATAGGCAGCCCAACATTCAAGGCAAATCTCAAGCTCAAGTCACTTTCATTGGGACAGCCTGTACCTTCAAAGTTCACTGTGTCTGTGTTTCCTCTTTCTTCTTCTTTCACCGAAGGAGTGGGTAGGGACGTAGTCTCGTTTGCTGATGTCGGCTCTGCCAACTGGTTGTCTTCGTCCGATGGAATCCTGTGGTCTGCGGCAGGATGCGGACTTGGTGCTGACCTTTCGACATCGAGTGACTACATCACATCGGACACATCATTTGGCGTGTCGACTTTTGAGAAGACTCAATACTTCGATCTTGGCAATGAGGACCTTGATGTTGATGTGACAAGCATCATATCATCCTCTCTCGCTGGAAGGCTCAACTTCAAGGGATTCAGGATATCTTTCTCTGGCTCAAATGAGACCGATGCAGTGACGAGGTTCGTGAAGAGGTTCGGTTCAACAAACGCCAGAGACTTCTATGTGAGACCAAAGCTTGTGGTCCAGTGTGACGACTCAATAGTGGACAATAGAAGCTCCAGCTTTGTTGATTCTGATAATCGTCTCTACTTCTTCTCTAGTGAAAGGGGATACACATCACCGTTCAAGGA